TTTACTATCTAATAAACCTAAACTAGGAACTTTACCTATTTTTTTAAAATCTGTTTCTAAACGATTAACAGATGATTTTATCCATCCATTTTTTAAACCAATATTTGCAATCTCATCATACATTTTTTTATTAGAAGTTTGAGTTACTAAATCAGTAACAGTTTGAAATATAGAAGATGTTAAATTTTTTTCTTCTCCTAATAATTTTCTAAAGAATAAAGGAAGTTCTTGACCTGTCATAATAGATTTATCTGAATTAAATATTTTTTGACTTACATCTTTAATTAATTTTACAGGATCTGTATGTTCTGATTTAAATCTTTGAATAATGTTTTGCATCATAGCATTAGAAAAATTTAAATAAGCTTCTTGTTTTTTCATTTTTGGAAACATATTAAGAGCTTCTTCCTGTAAATCTTTATTTTTTCTAATAATTTTTACACCTGCTTTTGTTGCTATGTCCATAACTTCACGAGATGGATTATATAAAGGATCTGTAATTACAGCATAAGATTTTCTTAAATAACTTTTTATGTTTTTAGCAAAATCTTTTTTTAAATCTCCTTTTGGTAAAGAGTTTAAAAACTCTGATTTAATATTATCAAATTGTTTTTTTAATCCTTCAGCAGAAGCTCTTAACTCTATTGGTAATTTATCTACTTTAATTTGATTTGTAATATATTGTTCTAATAAATCTAAATAATTATTTTGTGTCATAGGAGAACTTGTAGTTTTATTATATAGATTTGTTTGTGCTTTTGCTAAATCATAAGTTCTTTTTTCTAGATCTTCTAAGTATTTTGCAACAATTCTATTCTCTGATTTTATTTTTAATAATGCTGCTTCTTCTGCATTATAAATAACATCTGGTGTTCTGTATTCTTTTCTAAAATAAGAAACAAAGTTATCTATTTTTTTTAATCTTGCTTTTAATGGATTAGCATCTGTGGCAGAAAATAATCTCCATTCTTCAAATGGAGGTAATTTTCCTTGATACTTAAGTTTACCTTTTGTTGCTGCATATACAGCAGCACTTGTTACAAGACCAGTTCCTAAACCAATGTCAAGGGATGGATCAATTTTCTCTGCACTCAATCCAGCAATTGCACCTACTCCTCCTGCAATAGCTATTCCTTTTTTAGTTTCTGTAGAAACACCTCGAACTAATGGAGATACTAATTTATTGACTGTGTATACAGAACCATTTCTAATTGCTTTAGCTAAAATAGGTTGTATTCCCGGATCTATTTTTGTTATTACTTTTGATAAAGGATTGAATACAGCTTTATTTGCTGCACGAGCTCCAAAATTAAATGCTGTGCCTGTTGCTTTTAAACCATATTTAATCCCAATTGGAGCAGCTCTTCCAACAACACCAAATGCAAGTCCTAATTTGGCCCCTTCAATTCCAAATCTTATTTTATTATTTAATCTAGCAACCGCTAAATCTCTTCCTTTTAAACCTTCTTCTCCTTCAAACTTAACATCATTAATAGTGTCTCCTTTATTACCTACAATAAATTCTGCAACTCCAAAAGATCCAGCGTGAAAACCTACACTTATACTTGCTTTGGTTCCATACCTTGCAGTTTTATTTCCAATTTTACTTGCTTTAGCTCTTAAGGCAGCTCTAATAGGTTTAGTAACTTTATTTATTATTCCAAAAGGAAGTCCATATTCAACAAGAGTTTTAGTTGCTTGTTCATAAAAAGTATCCGGATCATCGTATTTAAGATCATCATATAATTTATCTAATTTAGAAGTGAGATCGGTATCAAAACCAAGATCAAGAGGAATTGTTATTAATTGACCAAAACTATAACCAACTTCTAATAATCCATTTAGTGCTTGTTCTGTGAGTTCATTACTTCCACTTTTAATTATATTTTTACCAGTAGTAGTATCTATATATTTTGTATCACTTACTTTAATAATATTTGGATTTTTTTCTTTTTCTTTTTCTGCAAGTTGTTTAGATGATTCAAGATTAGTTTCTTTTAAAAGAAAATTAAAAAGTGAAGAGGTAGGCCCAGCAATAACATTGGCATCACCTCCAAGTATATCTTTTTTAAATTGTAATTCTTTTTTTCTTTTTTCAATTGTTTCTTCATCTGGTTTTTCGGGATTTAAAAAATTTTTTAATCCTTTAGTAAGATCACTTACAGTAAGTTTTTCTTTTACTGTTTCGTTTACGTAAGGATATATTTCTTCTTGATCTTGAATTTGTTGATTAAAGATATCATCCGGTGAAATAATTCGTTCTTCATCATTCATTTTAAACCTGTGGTAAAACTAGCTCAACTCCATATTTGTTATTAAAATCTAATACATCTTTTTGCGTTGCAATGTTTGCAAAATCTAAATAAGCTTGTGTGCTTTTAGATATTAATAAAACAATATCATCATTTATTTCTTTAGGTAATCTTTCTCTTAATTCTTGATAACTTAAAGGTTTTACTGTTTCTTCTTGCATTGTCACTTCTTGATCACCTGGTTCTTCAACAACTTCTTCTTCCATTGCATCAACCATTCCACCTTCTTTGTATTCTGGAGTAGCGGTAATTCCTACATCTTTTTTAGCCATGGTTTTTGCTTTTTGTATAACTTGATTCCAAGGGAATTTAGGATTATCTTGTTTTAAATTTGTTTCTGATTCTACTTCTAAAATAATTCCATTCCAAAATTGTCCTGCTCTTCCGCTTTTCATAAATGATTCAACAACTGGATCACTCTTTGGACTAATAATTTCTATTGATGATTCTAAATAACCTTTTCTTCTTAATAATTTAGTTCTTTCAGCAGCATCTGTTGTCTTAGCTAATTGATCTTCAATTTCACCTAATTCTGTTAAAGAAGTTTGTAACTGTTTTAATTTACTGTCTAAAGCAAAAGTTTGTCCTTGCTTAACAGTTTTTGCTTTAATAATAGCTTGTGTAATATCAGAAGCTTCTGATGAAGCTAATGCATCTCTTCTATCCATACTTGTAGCTAAATCAGTTCCTAATTTTGAAAGAGGTTTAGCAGCGGTTGTAAATAATCCTTTTAAACCAGGGCCTTCTCCTGGTGCTCCAGCAATTTCTGCTCCTGCAGAAGCAATTCTTAAATAATCACTCATTGATAAACCTGGTGCTGGTCTTAAAGATTCTCTTACTTCTCTTTGAGTTCGTAAGTATTCATCGACTTCTTCTTTAGTTACAGAATATCTACCTGCTTCGTCAACCGATCCGCGTTTCGGTTTTACAAATCCTGATGTTATCCCCGTTCCGCGGCTCTCGACGCTTCCACCTCTAAACATAGGTCTTCTTAAAACTCTACTCATTATGAAAAGAATCCTCCTGCTTTCATGGCTCCTGCTAATCCTATTCCTCCAATACCAAGTCCTAATAATTGTTGTGTTGTGCTAGGAGGTGGTGTTGATTGAACTTGAGTTGCTGCAGGGAATCCTCCGATGACAGAAGCAAGTTGTGGTCCAACTAATCCTAATCTAGTGTAATCTGCAAATGCACCTTCTCTTGCCGCTTCTTGCTGCGCGGATAATCCTGCTTGTGTTAATTGTCTTTGTTGACCACCTAATTGAGTTTGATATGCTCCTAAACCTTGAGCTAATCCTAATTGTTTATTAGCTTGATCTTGAGATTGTTGAAATCCTTGTTGTAATAATTGAGATTCTAATAATGCTCTTTGTAAATCTGCGTTAGATTGATATTCACCCATTAATGCAGCTTCTCTACCACCACCAAAAGCTCCTGCCTGAGTAGCTCTATCTCTTAAAGATCCAAGACCCTTTTGTTGTTCTCTTTGCATTGCTGCAAGAGATGTATCAATAACTTCTCTTTGATAAGGAGACATGTATTGTTGATACGCTTGTGGTCCTAATAAATTACCAAGTCCTGATGCAGCTGTTGCTGCTTGTTGTTCTAATGCAGATTGTCCAGCAATAAATTGTGGACCTGTATAAGTAGAAGTAGGTATTGCTTTACCTAATAAACGTAAACCTTCTTCCGTTATACCTAAACCTGCAGTACTAACAAAAGGTTCTCTATATTGACGTGTTATGGTTTCTGACATTATGCCATTGCCTCAAGATTATCCATTATCTTATATAAAGCTGCCGCGCCTGCTCTATTACTTTTTTCTCCTGTAATTTTTTTACCAAGATTATCTACAGCTTCGGTAGTAAGAACAAATTCACCTTTGGATAATCTTGCCGGAACATCATCTGCTTTTGGTTTAGATCCAACTTTAATAATTCCACCATCTCTATAATCAAGTTCTGCTGGCATTCCACCTCTTTGTAATCCTAATAAACCACCTCCAGCTTTCTTTTCTCTTTTTTCTTTTAATGTATCTCTTATTGCTTTACTAGCTCCTGGATAATCTTTTGCTTTACCTTTATAAAAAATTCCTTCTGGAATCATGGGAATTACTTTACCACCTTCTTCCAATCCCATTTTAGAACTATTTAAATAATCTTTAACTGCTTGTCTTGCTTGTTGTGGTGTCATTCCCATTTCTAAAAATTCTTCGTATAGTTGTTCAAATAATTTATCATTACCTGAGTGACTTACTTGCATAACTTTACCGCCTTCTTCAAATCTTTTAGCACCAGACATATAATCTTTGTAAGCTAAATCAGAAGCAGTATCATAATCGTATCCAAGAGATTCATAATACTCTACTAATTTTACATAAAGATCTGGACTTGCTGTTTGTGTATTTTCTTTTTCATTAGGTTGCATTGCAACAGTTTCAAGATCAGCAATACCTCCTCTAGCAAACCCTGGAATAATTCTTTGTGGTTGAGCAATAGCTCCACCTAAAGGACTACCTGTTGCCATTTCAAATCCTTTAGTTGCATAATCTGTCATAGTTCCTATATCTTTTATAGAAGGTTTTTCATCTTTTCTTAAAGCTTCATTTTCAATTTGTAATCTTTTTACTTCAGCTGCAAGAGCTTGTACTTCACTTGTACCTCCCATTTGAAAACCTATTCTTCCACCATCTGCTTTATATTGTTTACGAATTTCATCTTGTCTTTTTTGATCTTTAATAAATTCTTCTATAATTTTTGAAAGAGGATCTTGAGGAAGTTCTATTGGTTTAGGTTTTTCTACTTCACCACCTTTTTTATATAAACTTACAATACCACCTCTTGCATATCCATATTTATCTAAAATAGAATTAATATAATCATCTTGATAAACTCTGTATGATGCACCTTGATCATCTTTATCTTCTATTCCCGCATAAATATCATAGATAGCTTTTCTTGTTCCAGCTTTATCTGTAATACCTTTAGACGCCATTTGTTGTTTATATTTTTCTAATTCTTCTTTTTGTATCTCTCTTTGTTTTATTGAATAATCTGTAAATGCTGGAGAAGCAATAGCTCTAGCTGTTTGAGTAAGAGTACTTGGATTAACAAGAGTATCTAAAAATTTAGATTCAGCCGCAGCTGTTGCTGCTTGACCTATTTGTTGAGTTAAAGGAATTGCATTTCCACCACCAGTTACAGACATACTTGCTTTTAAAGCTTCTGTTGTTTGAGGATTTAAAGCATTACCCAATGAACCTAAACCTTGTTGAAGTACATCGGGTGCAACTGCAAAAGCTGCTGTTCTAGCAATGTCTCCAAACTTTGCTTTATCATCAGTTAGTCCTTTGGTAATTCCTGCAATTATAGCTTTTTGTGCTAGTGCATTTGTAATTCCCATGTTAGCAAACATACCCGCAGCACCTTGAAGACCTGGTATAAATAAAGCCGCATAAGGCAATATTGGTTTAATTTCTTTTGGTATAATTTTTGAAATAGTTTTTCTAATTTTACCCATTTAACCAACTCTCCTTTGTAAATCTTGTTTGTTTTCTTATAATTTTATTGTCAATAACTCTTAACCAATTAATTGGTTTGTTGATTCCTAATTTTTCTGTAAAATGTTTTTTGGTCCAACTCATAATTTTATTTAGATTTTTAACACAGATAGTATCCATGTGCCATAATCGATTACCACTGTTCCAATCTTGATCTTTTAAATCTGCTGTTTTCATAAATTCTTTTTCAGCATCTTTGCTTAAAAAAGCCCAGTTAGTAAATCCTATCACAGTGTCTCCATCTTTATGTATTTTGTATTGATTCAATTTAAAGGAAGGCAGAATATGAAAGTATAAAGATTCTTTATCTAAACTATACTTATCGAATTTCTGATATAGAGATATAATTTTATGCATATCTCTAAGCTTTTCCTTATCAAATATGAAATCCATGGCAAGTTGGCTATTCTTGAAACTGAGCCTTAATATAGCAATTTACTAGGTTTTATAACGCTAGTCAATCTAGAATATATTAGTATCGGCACCTAATTTTATATCTTCTACTGTAATTTTAACACTTCTAGACACGTGTTCTGGTTTAGTAGGAGTACTAGGATTTTGTATATCAGCTAACGCTTCTGCATCAGACATATATTCTTGTCCTGTTACTAGGTTCTTTAATGTTACTTCTGTCTTTGGTGTGATAACCGGTACTCGTTGACCGTTGATGATTTCATACCTAAGCGAAGCTTCTTGTTCTATGAACGGCATTTATCTGTCCTCCCTGTTGATTTCTAATATTGAAGCTATGACATGTAATCTGTTTGCATCTGCAGCAGTTACTTTTAAAATTTCACTTTCTTCCATAATTAAAGGTTCTGTTAATAATTGAGTTGATGAATTAGCGGATACAGAAATAAGAGCAAATAAACTAAAAACAGCTGTAGCAGCATTAGTTAATGTTACTGTAATAGTGGTTTGATTTGCAGAATCATTACTTACTAAAATAGATTTTACAATCGATCTTGAGTTTGAAGGAGTTGTGTACAAAGTTGTTATAGAAGCAGTTGTTAAATCTACTTTTGCATTTTTATATATATTTGCCATTTTTTATCCTAATCCAAACCAAGTAAATCTTTCAGAATCTTCTTTTAGTTGTGTTAAATAAGTAGAGTTTAATTGTTCTACAATAGAAACAAGAGCTCTATTAATTTGTCTTTGACCATCTTCTGAATATTCTTCTTTAGGTTCTGGTAATCTTACTACAACTTTTGTCATTATCTTCTTCCGTCTGGTTGTAAATCAACTTGAAAAGTTCCAAATCTCCAAGTCTGACCACTACTTAAATTTTCTATTTTTATATTTGCATATCTTCCTCTAGCTCTAGTATCTATCTTAGTTGTAGATGATGTAATTGTAAAGGGGCTTAATGAGCTTTGAGTTGGTGTTGTAGAAGGATAATCTGATATTGAAATAGTAACTTGTGACTCTCCTGTTAAAGTTTTAAAATCAGGTATAAATCTTCTCATGGATAAAAAATATTCTCCAATACCTTGATCGGTTTGTAAAGGGAAATCAAAAGATTGAACAAAAGAAGTAAGAGTAGTTGTTGTACCATCAGGATTAACTTGATCTGTTCCTATTTCTTGTTCAAACAATACACTTCTACCTAAACCTGATTGACCTATCACAGCTGGAAAACTTCCATTTGCTGAACTGTTGTAAGCAATTGCATAAGGTTTTGGATAAATTAAAGTATCAATCCAAGCAGTTCTAATAAAATTAGTATTTGTTCCTGTGTACCAATTACCGGTAGGTAATCTCTCATTTGTTCTTCCATAATTATAAACAACATAACGATTATTAAAAGTAGATCCTTGAGTTGGATACCACCAAGTTATTTCGGTAAATAAATTATTAATTCCAGCATTAATTTGTTGTCCTTTTGTAGTATCAATATCATCATAAACATAATCTTCAACAGAGCATGGTAAAGTATTAACTGTACCATCAAAAGCAAAGAAACCATTATTAGACATCCAATAAGCAACCCCATCAATCTCAATGGCTGCATTTTGTCCAATCAATCCACAATTCGTACCTACTTGTTCAAAACCAAATGTAAAAGGAGCTCCAACAAATTTCATAGTATACAAAGCATTGTCGGTCCATATTAATATATTTTCTTTTGCAACAATGGCTCCCATAATTTTTGTTCCATCTTGAATTCTTTGTGAACCTGCTGTGTTAGTTGCTAAAATAGTATAAGTATTAATACCTTCTCGATCTGAAAATCTAATAAACATATCATCTTGAGATGTAGGATCTCCAATTGTAATTTCAGTTCCTAAATGAATTAAGTGTCTTGTAGTTGGTGAAATTAAAGTACTTCTACTTGCTGTTGGATTATTAGTAGTTTCAAATCCAGTTGTTGTAGTAGAAGCTCTTGTTGTAAATCTTGCAGCAATTCCCGCATCCCAAGTAAAAGTTTTTCCATTTAAAATAGTTGCAACTAATACTTCACCAAAATTACTTAATGACCACATTCCAGGTTCTAGAATAACACTATTTGCGGCTACAGCTGATCCCCATCCAGAATAAGAAGATGCATTAGTTACTACTGAAGCTGTGTTATGTGCTTGACCATTATTAGTTCCAAAAGTTGCTGTACCTAAAGCACCTCTTGTACATCCTGTTAATGTATTTACTCCTAATCCTGTATAAGTAATTAATTCATTTGCTACTGCAATAGTTCCTGATGTTGGAAACCCAGCGTTTGATGTGATATTAATTGTAGTTCCTACTCCTCCAGTTCCTGCAGTATCTGCAAGTAAAGCTCCATTTAAAGTAGTGGTTAAAGCTCCTGGAACAGTTCCTCCATAAGGACTAACACCAAATCCATATCCATATGTTTGAGCTGCAGGGCCTACTTGTTGATAAGGAGTAACAGAAAGAGATCCTCCAGAAGAAATAGCTCCAATACTAGTAAAGGTAATAGTAAAAGTAGTAGGAGTTGGAACTGTGATAACTTGAAATAATTTATTTTCAAAATCAGCGTTTGTTAATCCTGTACCTCCTGGTAAAGTAACACTTGAAAATAAAACAATATCTCCTGCACTTAAACCATGTGCTCCAGGAGTGGTTGTATTAATTGTAACTGTAGTTGTTCCAACAAAAACAAATGTACAAGCTGCTAAAACTGTTTTTATAGGAGTGATATCAAATAAAGTACCTTCAAAATAAATTAATAAAAATTTATCTGTTCCAATAGCGGTGTATCGATTACCCTCATTGTCTACAAAAGAATGAAGTTTTCTACTAACTCCTACAACTGTATCACTTAATAAAGATTGCCAACCACCAACTTTTTCAGGAAGTCCATATCTAAAACGAACATTGTCAGAGTCAACCCATCTCCCGACAGCGCCCACGCTCGTATCTTGTTTATCTACTCCTGAAGCAAATTTTATTTGTTGTAGAGCCATGTTTAAGCCCTATTGGTTAGTGGATTTTAACTGCCAACCTTTGGTAGCATTTGTATAGAAAAAAGTAACAGATTGATTATTAACGTTCATTGTAAAGTTAGTAGCAGCTCCTTGAATAGGAGAACCATTTCTATTAACAATACAATTGTTTGTTGCAAATCCATTTGTTCCTGTTGCATCCATGATAGTTACTTCATCACCTGCAGCCGGAGTTGCCGGTAATGTAATAGTTACTACGTTAGCTTGTGTATCTACTAAAACAACATCTCCTGAAACAGCTGTATAAGCTACAGAAGTTGAAGCTGTAATATTTACAAATCCTTCTTGTCTAATTGCTAAATGAGTATTAGAACCATCTGAATATAATAAAAGAGTAGATCCTACCGGAACGCGTACTGGTAAAGCTGAAGTTCCAGTTATAACACTTAAAGTAAAATGAGAAGTAGTTCTAACTGTTGCATCTTCTATTATAAAAACTCTAGTTGCTTGACCACCTGTAGTTGAAGCAGGCATAATCAAAGTTTGGTTTCTTGTTAAAGTATCAATTAATTTTAAATATAAATTTTTACCATTTGCAGTTGCTGATCCATCCGCTAAACTTAATGTAACATCTGTAGCTCCACCCATTGCAACAGTATCAAATCCTGAAGAGGCCGCTTGTAATATTTGTAAATTAGTATTTGTAATGGTTCCCCATAACCCAGCTTTTTCACCGGTTGTTACGAGTTCTAATGATAAATCTGATGAGAATGTTGATGCCATATATTAATAAGGGTCTATTGGTGTCCAGACCATGTTTGCTCCTGGTATTATATCATTCCAAGTAATAACTCCAATTCCTGCTCCATTATTACTTAAAGTTACACTACTACCTGTAGGATTTACTACAGCAGCACCATTTATTGTAACATTTCCAGTTGCTAACGTCAATGCGTTTCCGGTAGGATTTGCAGTAGTATCAATAGTAATTACAAAAGTACCTATACCTAAAGTGGTAGGATTTGCAGTAACATCAACATTGGCAGCTCCAATAATACTTAATGTTCCAAATCCAAGAGTAAGTGGATTAGGAGTTAAATTTTCAGCAATTGAATCTGCAATGATTCCAGCAGAGCCAATAGTGATTACTAAAGAATTACCAACAGCTGTAATAGTTACATCTATATCAGGTCCTGATGTAGATATGGGTAAAGCTGCTATTGCATCAAATCCTAAATTCATAATAAATCTTTAAACGGAGGCAGTAGGTATGTGGAGTACTGCCTCCATCTAAAGATTATATCATCCTTTAAACCAAGATGGAAGTCCTAAATGTTTTCTTTTATCAAAGATATTATCTTTTGCACCTTTAGTAGATGCATTATTATAGTGTAAAAACACTTGTCCACAATCTTGACCTTCAAACTTTTCTCGCCAATGTTCTAATAAATTACCTCTATAAACTAACATGTCTCCCGGTTTTAAATCTACTTTAATACCTTTAGTATTATCTGATATATAACCTTTACCTTCCACTACTCCACCTTTCTTGGGATCCTTTTCTATATATATAGGCCACTTGTCTCCGCCTAAGTTAAGAGTAGTAGAAATTTCACATGAGAATCTATCTTTATGGCGATGTAAGACATCTCCATTTTTATAAATTCTAGCATAAGAATATGTTGGAATTAATTTTAATCCTGTTTGTTTTTCCATAATAGGTTGAACAGCTAACAATAAAGTT